GATTATCTCAGTGGTTGCCTTTATCGTGATCGTGATTGGATTGGTACAGGAATTTGCATGACCGAATACAAGACGCTTTGGAACGTCTACCACACCGTAATCGTATTAGAACTTGCAGTTATTATCTGCTTGCTGGCCTTTTCTTAACCGGATGCACCGCAACCAAGAAAGCCGCGATAGTAGCGACAGCAGCAGGGACAGGCGCGGTTGCTGGAACGGTACTGAGCGGAGGTATCGCAGCGCCGATGGTTGGGGCCACAACGACTGCCTTTGTGGCAGATGTAATAACGGAAGCGGTGCCAATTGGTCAGACAGGAAAGGAAACTATGAATAACTGCGCTCCAGATAACTTTTGGACTTTACTTGGCTCACTTGTAGAAATGGGAGGTTGGCTATTAATACTCGTAATAGTAGCGCCAATGGTTCTTGGCTGGATTTTGCCAGGGCCTTTGGAAAGAAAGCAACGGCGTTAATAATATCTCTGTTTTTTACTTGCGTAGTTCAAGCGGATTTTAAATCAACTTTTTTAATAAACGGGGCACAGTATTCAACATTATCTTGGCTCTCCAACGAGGTAGATAATAACTGGAGAGACAGTGTTATTGCAAAACTTAAGTCAAATGGCGATACTTACGCTGATGTTATGGCAAGAAGTACAGCCGATGATTTTGGAAAGGTAAACGGTGTTAACAGGGAAGTTTGGAGAAGCCGACTTAACAGGTTGAGAGATAGAGGAATACAACCAGTGGTCTGGTTGATTAGTGACGACAGCCCTAGTGTGTACAAGAAAGGATTAAATAACCAAATTGATTACCAAAGTAAAGTCGTTTCTGAGATTGATGATATTGTTAGTCATTATGTGGTCTGTCTTGAGTGCAATGAGTATTATAGCCCTGAACAGGTATCTACTTTAATCAGGGAGTTAAAGAAGAAAACGGATAAGCCAATAGGGGTGCATCTCACGCCGGGCGTTAGAAAGGCGTACATAAAAGATGCAGATATAATTTACCTTCAAACGGGATTTCATCTTAGTGAGCAAAAGTTTAGACAGCAAATTGAAAACGCTCTCAAGTTTGGAAAACCAGTTGTTGTCTCAGAATACAATCTCAATGGAACGAGTTCAGAGGCGAGAAGGTTTGGCAATATCGCTTGCTCGTATGCGGGGGTTATTGGAACGGGTAACGGAAGAGGTAAAACATCCTGTGAAACCTTGAAGTGGGGGGAAACTAAAGATAAGAGTTGGTATCAGAAGAACGAAAAAGAATTGATCGTTTCTGGGATCGCCGCAGTTACCCTCTTCGTAATGTTAAATAACGATGACATGTCATCAGAAATGTTCCAACTATATACAGATGATAACGGATACGAACTGGGATTTAAATCAGGCGGTTACAATCTGAGATATTCAGAAGATAAAGTGCTTGCCACATATAGGATTGAATTTTAATGGCTACTATAACATTACGAGAAACAAAAGGAAGTCCTTTATCTTTCGCAGAGATGGATGGGAATCTTACTAATCTTAATAACGATAAGTTAGAGGTTATTGATAACCTTAATGTTACTGGCGCTATGGATGCTAATGCCGATTACATTGCTATATACGATGCAAGCACTAGCCAGAATAAAAAGATTCTTGCTAATGATACAACTTTTTTTAATAGGTCATTAGTAATTAAAGTCATTGCAGACGTTCTTCCCACTTATGTTGGGGATGGGATAGCGAGGATTGTTCTTCCCTCAAACTTTGAAGGTCTAAATTTAAAATCAATTGGTGGTCATGTATACACTACCGGAGCAGGCTCAACAACTAATATTCAGGTTCATAATGAAAGCAAAGGTCAGGATATGTTAAGTACATTGCTTACTATTGATGCGGGAGAGAATGACTCAAGCACTGCCGCTACGCCTGCTGTTATTAATACATCTACTGATAATGTAAACGACGGAAATGTTATTAGATTTGATATTGACCAGATTGGTTCTACAACTGCGGCTAATGGCCTTGAACTTAGATTGGAGTTTGGCGCTTGAGCGGATTTAAGGGATATCCTCCCGCTGTACAAATACTTACCCCTGTTCCAGATATATTTGTTGCAGTAAACGCTGACCAAGAAGAAATTAGGGAAAATATAAAACATAATATTTCTCTTGGGCTACAACAGGTAACTCCTCACGAAACCCAATGGAATCGTGAGGTTTGTTTAGTGACAGGAGGCCCATCTTTAAAGGATACTTTTCACATTGTTGAGGAGCGAAAGAAAGATGGCGTTCCAATTATTACGGTAAATGGAACTTATAAGTATTGCATTGAAAGAGGGGTTGATCCTTCTGCCTTTGTAATGCTAGACAGCAGAGAGTTCAACCATAGATTTATTGATACAGTTAAAGATAATTGTAAATATCTTATAGCATCCCAGTGTCATCCTGAAGTATTTAAAAAACTTAAGGACAGGAATATTTGGTTGTGGCATTGCGATACTCAAGAAGAGAATATTGATCTTTTGCGAGATCAGTATGGGGAAGAGTACATAGATTTCTTTCCTATTATGGGAGGCTCTACAGTAACTCTAAGAGCGTTGCATTTACTTAGGATACTGGGCTTTCATAAGTTTGAAGTGTTTGGTTTTGATAGTTGCATTATGGATCATCACCACGCTTATGAACAGCCAGAGAATGACAAAGAGCAAGAGATAGATTTGGTTGTAGGTGGGAAGCAATTCAGATGTACTGTAGCCCATTATCATCAAGCAAAAGAGTTTATTCAGTTAGTTGGTGCTACTGGATCAAACTATGACCTTATAGTTCATGGTGATGGACTTATATCACACATTATTAAAAATCCAGAATCGTTAAAGGAGGCGGCTTAAATGGCGGCTACAGCATGGAGTTTTTACAATAGTTTCAGAGAGTATCTAGGCAACGGACAGTTTGACCTAGACGGCACTGGGACTGGGTTTTACATGGCCCTTCATACAAGCGCGGCTAGTGCTAATGTTAATAACGTAGCATTATCTACACAAGCCTCTCTTGCAAACGAAGTGGCTAATGGAAATGGTTACGCTACAGGCGGTAAATCAGTTACTGCTCGTACATGGGCATCTGCCGCTACGAACAAGTATCGGTTTGATTCCACTGCTTGTGTATGGACTGCTACTGGCGGCGATGTTAACAACGTCAAGTATGCCGTAATATACCAAGCAGGAGGCAAGTTGGTATGTTGGTCACGACTTACAACCTCTCAGTTTAACCTAACCCAAAACAATACACTTACCGTTACGCCAAGTACTAGCGGTATTTTTGAACTTACATAGGAGGGATCATGGCATTAGAAACTGCTTCATGGGTAACTCAATTAGTTGATACAAACCCCACTGCATCTGACCCTGTTAGTGCGGGCGATGATCATCTCCGAATGGTCAAAACAGTTTTAAAAAACAGTTTTCCTTCTTCCTCGACTGCCGCTATTGTTCCTAACGTATCTGGACAGTCGGGTAAATATTTAACCAACGATGGCACTGACACTTCATGGGGAACCGTGGCTAGTCCCGGTTTTGCAGTTGCTATGGCTATTGCTTTATAGGGGATTATAATGGCACAGGATTTTGAACGAGCATCTGCGTCAGCCGTAGGTACAAGCGAAACAACTTTGCTAACAAGTAATTCTGACGATGCTCTCATCGGAATTCGTGTTACCAATATTTTGTCTTCCGCTGTTACGTGTGATTGCTACATCGACAAAACAGGATCAGGAACTGATTATCATATCTGCAAAGGTCTGAGCATTCCGCCTAACTCTTCAGTAGAACTGATTCAGGGCGGCGCAAAGATTGTTATACAGAATACTGACATCCTACATATCAAATCAGACACAGGCTCGGCGCTTGATGTTTGGGTTTCTTATGTAGACAGCATTTCTACGTAGGGGGAATCATGGCTGAAGTAGTTAATGGAAACCAATACATAGGTCAGGAACCCGCAAAGGATGGGTTCTTCATTCATCAGGCTACTGTTGATGGAGATCATACCATCGAATCAGCCGTGCTTGCAGGGCCAGTTACTCTGACAGGAACAGTCACTGTAACTGGTACATTGGTGGTTGTATGAGTACCTTAAACGTAAACGCAATCGACAAAGAGAGCG